CGGAGAGGGGGCCCCCGCGCCCCTGGGTGGGGGGACGCGGGCCGCCGGCGGGCTCGAACCACGAGCGGCCGCCGTCGAGAGACGCCTCGACGGCGATCTCGTTCTCCTCCTCCAGCGCCGGGTTCGGCTCCTCGGTGTGAGTCAGGCGCAGCGTGGGCACCCCCGACACCGAGGTCGTCAGGCTGATCTTGGTCGCGTGGTGCAGCACCCCGATGCGGTCGCCGCCGTAGGCGCCGTAGGCTGCGGCGCGCAGCATCATCTTCGGAGCTCCGATGCTCATCGTCAGTACGCCCCCTTCCACCACAGGATCGCGGACCCGCCATTGACTTCGATGACACCGTCGCCGTTGTCGCGCTGCACGAGCCGGAACCCGCCCGGGGAGATCGACAGCGTAGGAACCGACCGCTGAGCGACGGGCAGGCTGTTCGGGTCCGCATCGGCGGCGCTGTTCTCCCGGCCGAGGGGCACGGATCGCACGTCCCACGCCTCAGTGTCGATGACGAGCCACTGCTGGCTCGGCACGCGGCCGACGCTCAGGATCGAGTCCCCAAGGGTGTCGCGAACCGTGACGGTCCCTCCGTCGGAGTCCGCCTTCACCGCGATGTGGGTGGCGAGGGCGTCCCTGCCAGAGACGATCGGGAAGGACTTTCTGCCGTTCGTCACTGCATCGACGCGCTCGGCGGTCTTGCGGCGCCACTCGCCAGCGACCGCCTCAAGGGTGAAGGAGACCAGCAGGTCCCCGTCGATCCCCTTAGGCTTCGCAGACACCGAGCTCGACACGCGCACCAGTGCCTCCAGCTCCTCGCCGTCGCGGCGCGTCCAGCCCATGGTGTGCAGCGACCGGGCGCCCGTGATGCGGCGCAGGGTGCGCAGACCAGCGGTCTGGTGGGTGGCGAGGATGAGCAGCTCCAGCTTCACCGTGGAGACGCCGGCCGCCATCGGGGCCAGGGCAAGCACCCCGTCGTAGCGAGGCACCTTGACGCTGGGCGAGACCATCGACCCCCACTGCGGGAGCTCGGTCTTCTCCGTGAGTCGCCAGCGCCCCGCCGGATCATCCAGCGGGACGCCATCGATTGAGTACGTGTCGTTGGGCATGGCCCCAGTCTATTAGGACAGGGCCAGGGCGATGCCCTGCGCGACGTCGTTCCTCGTCTTCCAATCCTCCTGCTTCTGCGGGTAGTTGTTCGTGATGTTGATCGTGGGAGCAACACCGCCCGGTGCCGTGGCCCCGAGCTCAACGTCGGGGTTGAATCCGCGGCTGACCTTCCAGGCCGTGCGCGCGGCTGGGTCCTCGAAACCGACCCTGATCCCGTTGGTGATGTCCCGCATTGTCCGCTCGAGCTCCGGCATGGCGCCCCGCAGACCGGTCTGAAGACCGTCCATGATCCACCCACCGGCGGGGACCAGCAGCCGGAGGTCGTAGGCGCGCGGACCCTTGTGCTCGGCGATCCAGTTACCAATTCCCCCAACCCAGTCCTGCACCTGAGTAAACGCGGACTTCAGCCCGTTCAAGAATCCGGTGATGATGTTCTTTCCCGCGTTGACGAGCCACGAGCCGGCGTTGGAGAACATGTTGATGATGTTCTGTGGCAGGTTTCGGAACCAGTCGAGCATGTTCGACCCGATCTCCTTGGCCCCGTTCCACATCCCAGTCATGGCGCTGGACACCAAGGACTTGAGCCCGTTCCACGCCGCGTTCCACACCCCGGGGATGGAGTTCCACAGGTTGGACACGAAGTTGACGATGCTCGATCCGATACTGCTGGCCGTGCTCAAGAGCCCATGCCAGGCGTTGGAGAAGAACGACGTGATGCCGTTCCAGATGGAGTTCCACACGCCGGGGATGGCGTTCCACATGCTCACCGCGAAGTTTACCGCCGCAGATCCAATGGACTTGACCGTGTTCACCAGACCGTTCCACACGTTGGAGAAAAACGTCGTGATTCCGTTCCAGATTGCCGCCCAGATCGCCGGCAGGTCATTCCACAGCTCGGTGAGGAACTTCCACGCGATCTGCGGAATACCGATCAGGACGAACAGGAGCCCCACGAGGGCGCCGTAGAGAACGGCCTTGATTGCCTCCCAGGACCAGGCCCACGCCTGGCCGAGCGCATCCCACAGCGTTCCCAGCCCGTTCATAATCATGTCGGGAATACCGGTGATGAAGTTGACCAGGCCCTCCCACATCCAGGTGAAGAACGCCGAGATGGTGTCCCAGGCCCCGGCGAGGAAGTTTGAGATCGCCTCGGGGATGCCGGCGACGAACGTCGTGACACTCTCCCACAGGCCGGAGAAGAAGCCCTTGATCCACTCCCACGCGACGTTCCAGGCGGACACAATGGCGTCCCAGGCGCCGACCAGAACCGGCCAAACAGAGTCCCAGTTGGCGATGAGCAGCACGATGGCCGCAATGATCGCCCCGATGCCGATGATGATCCAGGTGATCGGGGATGCCAGCAGGGCGCTGTTCATCACCCACTGAGCCGCGGCCGCAACGAAGATCGCAGCGGACAGGACACCCAGGGCAATGGCGATCCCCTTGATGAGCTCGGGGTTCTCCTGCGCCCAGGCGATAAACGCCTCCATCTTCGGCGTGATCCAGTCGAGCGCCTGCGCCACGCCGTCGAAGACCGTGGCGGCGAGCGGCTGGAGCGCAAGCTTGGCCTTGTTCACCGCGATCTGGAACTTCTCGGGGCCATCGGCTGTGTCCTCCTGGACGCCGAGGATGGTGTCGCCTGTGGCGCCGATGGACTCCCTAAGGGTGTTCAGGTCGAACGCACCGGACTTCAGTGCCTCGAGGAACTGGGGTGCTCCCTTGGTTCCGAAAATCTTGCCGGCCTGAGTGAGCGCTGCGGCCTCGTCGCCAGACTTGACCAGGTTGTCGATCTCCCCAATGACGCGGTTGAAGGCGTCCTTGGGCGCCTCCCCGTCCTTAGCCAGCGAGACCATGCCCTTCCCCATGGCCTGGATGGTGGCCGTTGAGTTGAGCCCCGCCTTGTCGAGGCGGCCGACCAGCGTCGCAACGTCCTCGACGTCGAAGCCGAGGTTGCCGAGGGTAGGCGCAGCCTTCGCAGATGACTCGGCCAGCGTGTTCATCGACACGCCGGTGGCCTGGCTGATACGGAACAGCTCGTCCATCACCTCGGATGTCTCCGTGGCCGGGATGGCGAAGGCTGACATGGCTGAGGAGAGCTTGTTGATGTCGAGCTTCTCCCCGAAGAGGTCACCGGCCGCGATGACCTGAGACGCCACGGTCTCCAGCTCATCGCCGGTAAGGCCCAGTCGAGTATTCAGGTCAGCAACCGTCTGCCCAGCATCCTCGAAGGTGGTCGGGACCGTCGTGGCGACCTTCTTCGCGCTGTTCTCCAGGCTCTCCAGCGCCTCGCCCGTGGCGCCCGTGCCGGTGCGGATGGTGTCCGACATCCCGTCGAACTCAGCCCCGATGTCGTACAGGGCCTTGCCCACGCCGACGGCTGCAGCGCCAAGCGCGGCCGCGATCAGGGTGGGGTTGATCGACGCCTTCAGGTTCTCCCCGAAGAGTCCGCCGAACTTCGACCCGCCGTCCGCGCCTCCTGCCCCGATGGCCTCGCCGGCGGTCTTGCCCGCTTCGGCGCCCGCACCTGCAGCGGCCGGGAGGATGATGTCGGTGATCTGTCGCTCTGCGCCCGGTGCGGCTGCGATGAGCTCGTAGTACGCGGTTGCGAGCTTAGGCCCGTCAGCCATCGATGTCCTCCGGTAGGTTCAGGATGCGTCGCATCTCGTCAATCGAGGTGCCCTCACCATATGGCGTGGCACTGTCTGTGTCCTTCTCAGGCGGGCGGATCAGGCTGGTCACCGGCATGTACTCGGGCGGGTCCACGCGCTTGTCGCCGGCGGTCTGCCAGGACAGGATGCGCAGCAGGTGCACGATGAGTGACTGCATGTGCTCGTTGGGCGACCACGATCCGCGGGCCACGGCCAGGCAGGAGCCCATCGGCGGGCTGACGAGATATGCCTTAAGGTCCTGCCAGGAGAGGCGGCCACTCCACACGTCGTCGAGTGACCGCCCCATCCCAAGCAAGTCAGACCTCACCGCGTTCTCGTAGCGGTAAGCCTCCGTCAGGAGGCCGAGGATTCCCCCACCGAGGTACCGGATGCCTCTCCCCAAGCGGTGATGATCGCCTCCAGCTGGTCACTGGACACGACGTCCGTCAGACCAGGACAGCAGTCCTCGATGATCTCGAACTGGATCGACTCGGCCTCCAGGCGGGCGAGCGCCTGAGCGTCCTCAGAGGAGTTCTCGTCCTTCAGGCGGCGAGAGACCTCAGAGAGGCGACGGCGATAAGACGCCTTGATGTGCTTCAGGAGCGGCATCGACCGGTCCTCCTTCTCGCCGGGGAGGCGGAAGATGAAGCGGTTCTCAGCCTTGTCGGCCTTGGCTCCCGGGACGAGAAAGGCGCCGGCGGCGGGCTTGGTCATTGTGTGATCCTCTCGGTTGGTGATTCAGGGTGTCAGTTCTTGACCCAGAACTCGCGGTAGAAGCAGCCGTCCACCGGGAACAGGTCGAGCTTCAGGGTGTTGGACATGATGTCCTTACCGTTCATCTCCACGTCACCGTCGATGACAGCCTGAGCGTCGTCGTAGACGATGGTGCCCTTGGCGACGTCGGTGTTCACGACGACCACGATGCCGCGGTGCGGGGGAATCTCGTTGAGCTTGCCCTTGATGGTGATGTTCTTGCCGTTCTTCTCGACGTTGGCGTCGCCGTAGACGAGCTTGTGGCCGGTGACGTTCAGGTACTCGGCGACCGGAATCTCCACGGTGGCCTCGGCGCCCTCGCGGGTGGACAGGATGACGTCGCCGCCCCACGCCTTCACCTTCGAAGTGGAGTTGGAGATGGAGCGCTTCGGGCCTGCATCCGTGAGGTAGCCGATGGCCTCCAGCGTCACCCCGGTCGGAGCGCTCGCGAGATCGACGTGAGCAGTGATCTTCTTGGCGTCCTCGGTGGTGCACACGAACACGCCGCCGATGACGGACATCGGCTTGGGTGCGATGACGTTTGAGGCATCGCTCTTGCCGTTGACGGGCATTCAGTCCTCCTTGTAGTGCGGGGTCCCCGCACCTCGGGCGGGCTTGTGTCTAGTCTACGTCGAGGCGTTCCGACTCCGTGGTGACCTCAGCCTGAACCGAGTAGCGGTGCAGGTGCGGATAGTCCGGGTGCGGGTTGTCGTAAGGCCCGCTCTGCACGCGCCCTGAGTGCCACTCCTGCCGGTCCAGTGCTACGACGGCGGCGGCGGCGGCGGCCAACCGCTGAGCCGACGGGCCATCCTTGGCGTAGCAGTGCATGAGCACCGTTGCCGTGGACGACACCATGGTCTTTGGGTAGCCGCCGGCAACGTACACGTGGATCGTGTTCCCAGCGCCCGGGTCCTTGGCCAGGATCGAGGAGACCTTGACCGGGGCGCCAACCACCTTCGCGCACTCGCTTCGGAGCGCGGCGATGAGCGCCGGAAGCGGGTCCTTAGCGAGAATCAGCTGCACCATGGTCAGCCCCCTAGAACTGCTCGTGTGAGGACGTCATCGCGCGCCTGCGCAAGGCGGCCTCGATACGTTGCTGTCTTGACGATGCCACGTGCGCGCGTGGCGTTCGGCTTCGCCTCGTACGAGAAGGGCTCGGCCGGGGCACGGTCCTGCCCGCCGCGGTCCTCATCGCCAGCATCCTTATTCGTCATCGCGTTGGCGCTGGCCGCCGCCCTCTCGCCGATGGCGTCGATCTCGGCCTGATACGACTTGCGGAGCTCGTTGAACCCGTCGTAATGGAACTCAATTCGTGCGAAGCCCATCAGCCCTCCCAGCGACGGAGGTTGAGCACCGCGGCGTCCGGGAGGAGTGCAGCACCGGTCATGATCCGAATGGGGCCTACGAGCCGGTACGACTCCCCACGCCAGTCGATGCGGGCATGCTTCGAGATCGTGGCGGCCGCGGCCGCGTCTACGTAGGCGACCTGATCCCACGACTCGCCCTCGCGATGTGAGTTGTTCTCCCCCGTGGGGCCCGCCTGCACGTCAACGCCCATGATCTGCCTGGCGTTGGCGGCGTTGTACTCGCGCCGCGGGGCACCATGGGCATCCTCGGTCTCCGTCGGCTCAGTGACGGTGAGAATCTCGGACCCGAAGAGGGTTGACCACACGCTCACAGGATGCCCTGACCGTCGATGCGGTGCCGCTCCACGGCCTCGGACCACCGCTGAGTTGTGCCGACCGTGGACGCCGTACCGAAGGTGATGGACCGGACGCCCTGGCTGATCTGCTGAACGCCCGGGGTGGAGAGCGTGGCGTAGATGCTCGCGGCCTGCTCCGCCACCGCGTCCGCGACGTCGTCGGGGACCCCGTCCGTGCCAGCGGTGTATGTGACCTCGATGGTGCCGAGCTCGGTGCCCCACCCCCCGTGCCGGCGCAGGGCGCCCGTGCGCGGCGAGTACGTCACGTGCTCCAGTGGGATGCCCCCGAGCTTCACGGAGAGTGAGGAGACACCCTTGACGGGGAGCAGCAATGTCTCTCCCGCCGGCGGGTCCAAGATCAGGGTCTTGGTCTCCTTGGTGACGCTGTGGCCCACGGCGGAGCGGAAACGCGCGCTCGCACGCTCGACGGCGTAGATCAGGTTCGGGTCCTGTTCTGACTTTCCTAGCGAGCGCGCGAGCGCGGCAATAGAGCAGAGGTGTGCGGCCATAGCCTTCAGTCTACGCGGACTTTGACCCCCTCTGCGGCCAAGATGCGGGACAGCGGCTCGGCCTGTGGACCCGAGATGCCGACGCCGCTCGGGTCACCGTAGATGGTGGCGACCCGAGGGAACGTGCCGCCGGGGATGCACACGGTGAGCGTGTTCGGGATGGCGCAGGAGGCCGCGTAGCCGCAGCGCATGAGTGCCTCCCGGACCTCAACGAGCTCGTCCACAACGTTCTCGGCGGCCATCTTGAGGCTCTCGTAGGGGAGAACCGACTCGGGGTCCTGGCCCATTCGGACCGGGTACGCCTCCTCAGTCTCGACCGTGATTCCCTGGCGGGCGATCCGGGTGGTGACGACGGCGATCGATCCATCTCTGAACATCTGGTAGCGCGTGGTCTGCATGTTGTGCCTCCTCAGGCGAACGACGGGGCTTCCGGGGTGGGGGCTACGAGTCGCTCGTCCACGTGCAGCTGACCCTCCTGGGCCGGCACCGTCACGACGGGGAACGCATCCTGAGTCGGCTCGATGGTGCTGTTCTCCGCGCCGATGCCGAGGAGGTACATCCCGGCGAGGACGGCGGCGAGGACGAGCGACACGATCGAGATGGCGGAGGCGATGCTGCGGACGAGGCTCATTGTTTGATCCCTTCGGTGGTTGGTGTTACAACACTACGGTGCCGAATGATCTGTTGTCAAGTGTGTTGCGAAGCACGAGGCCCCCGGGATCGCTATCGGGATCAACCGGGGGCCTCGGCGTCAAGGTGCGTCAGGCGATGGTCGCCACGCACACGTCCTTGCGGCGGCGGAACACGCCGATCACGCGGGACTTACCGCGCAGCAGCGACAGGCCACGGAGGGCGTAGTCGCTGTGCTGGTTGAAGACCTGAGCGACGTACTGCTCGCGCCAGTACAGCTCATACGCCTTCAGGTCACCCACAATGGCGGTGCCCTTGGCGACAGCGGTCGAGGCAATGACCTTGTGGCCCCACAGCTGGAGGTTCAGGGAGCCGAACGGGCCGGCGCCGAGGTAGCGGCCGTTCTTGTCCGCGGCAAGGTCCACGGCCTCGAGGTCCTCGGGGTTGAGGACAATCTGGGCGCCCTGAGCGGAGTCACCGAGCGCGGTCAGCGCCTTGCGCAGGGTGTTGAAGATGGCGTCGTTGCCGGTGCCGACCTTCGCCTGAGTGCGCACACCGGGAGCGCCAATGATGCCGCGCGGGCGGTCACCAGCAGCGGTACCGGAGACGATCTCGCCCTCGATCTTCTGCATGACCAGGGCCATAAGGACCTCGCCGACGAGGGTGACCATCACGGAGTCATCCGCGAGCTCCTCGTCAGTGACCGGCAGAGCCTCGCCGATGGTGGTCGTGGTGGCCGTGTCGGCGCGGGTGGCGATGGTGGCCAGCGGGAAGACGCCGCCGGCGGCGCCGGTGCCGTTGTCCGCCTTGGCCTCGGACTTGATGTCGGGGCCAGGGGTGACAGCGGTCAGGGCGCGGTAGGGGATCACCGCGGCATCAGTGGTGCCGGTGGTGATGGCGGACAGCAGCGGGCCGTACTGGGCGCGCACCTCGTCGTCAACCGGGGAGCCCAGGTGGAAAGCTGAGCCGCCGGTGGTGGCGGTGCCGCGGTGGGCGACGTCGGCCTTGCCCACCAGGTCACGGACCACGAGGTCAACCTGATCGGTGGCGCTGGAGAAACCGGCGCTGAAGCGGCTCTTGAACGCCCGCCACTCAGGAGACAGGACGAATCGCTCTCCCGCGGTCTTGCCGACAGCCTCAACGACGTCAGAGACCGCCTTGGCGGCCTTGGGTGCGCGCTCAGCGATGGCGGCCAGCTTGTCGGAGGCGGCCTTGCGGGCGGCGGCCTGGGCGTCCATCTTGGCAACGGAGTCCACGATCTCGTCAACGCGGGCGAGGTCGGCCTCGGTCAGCTCGCTCTTGGCGCGCAGCTCGCCGGCCTCCTGAAGCAGCTCCTCACGAGTGCTCATACGGTGCATTCCTTTCGGTGGTCAGAGGCCCAGGAGGGCCAGCCGGGCACGGGCGGTCCGCTGCGCGGCGTCGTCGGTCTCGGGGGAGTCCTGAGACTTCAGCTTGGCGAGAGGATTCGCGCCGCGCAGACACGGCCCGGCCTCCCACAGGTCTAGTTTAGTGAGGTGGCGGATTTCGCCCTCATCGGACTTCTCCAAGGTGTAGTCCTCGACGACTGCCGAGTATGAGAAGTCCGTGATGGCGCCGACTTCGAGGAGCTCGGCGACGGAGCGGCCGATCTCGGTGTCAAGGGCCTTCCACTCCAGTAGCAGCCCCTCGTCGGTCTCCTCGGCCTTGGTCGAGTAGCCCACGATGTCGGAGGTGCCGTGGCCGTGGCTCCACATGATCGGCACCGTGGGGCGCTCGGCGAGTGCCTCGGTGAAGGCGCCCTTGTCGGTCACCTCGCCGTCGGAGTCCACGTTGCCGAAGACGGCGACGAGAGCTGTGAAGGTGCCCGGCTCGGGCTTCTCGTCCTCGGGCTTCTCGTCCTCGGGCTTCTCGTCCTCGGGCTTCTCGTCCTCGGGCTTCTCGTCCTCGCGGCGTCGGCCGGCTGCGGCCTTGCTTGTACCCACGGTGATACAAGCGCGGGCGTGCTTCTGAACGGTTCGCTTCATAGTCTAAGCCTACGGTTCACCACACGTAAGCGATATCGCAGTTGCAGCCCACGATGTCGTCGGCGTCCCCACCGCCCCAGTCGTGCGGCCAGCGCATCCCGTTGGAGAACGTGTCGTCCATGTCCACCGTCTCACCGTTCATCGCGGCGTGATCCGCGCGCGGGTGACTCGACCCGTTGTGGACCCACATCTTCCGCACTGCGCCGGAGCGCCGTGCGCCCTCCTGAGAGCCGAAGCCCGTGGCGTCCTTCGTCGAGGCGTCCGCCCACAGACCGAGGCGGTCCTCGGAGAGGAGGTCCTCGATGGTCTCCCGTGCAGTGTCCTGGGCGGCATCGTCTCCTGACACGGCGCCCAGGAGGCGCATCGCGGCCTCAACGGCGGCGCCGGCCTTGCCCTCGGCCATCTGCCGGATGTAGTTCCGAATCGCCCCGCGGCCGATCGTCTCCGTGCCGGTACCGGAGCGGAGAATCACGCCGTTGGCGGCCTCGATGGCCTGCTCGGCGAGGAACGGCTCGATGCGGTCAGCCAGTGTTTCGACGGCGGCCTCGCTCAACCCCTCACGCTGAAGCTCATCGACGTAGGCCCGCCGCATCTGCTCCAGAATCGAAGGCGACGGTCTTGAAGTCACAGCCTTCAAGACCATGCGTGCTTTTGGGGCCAGAGACTTCCCCTCCTCAGCGGCCTCTCCCTGCTGGCGGTGGTCGAGCTGGTTCGTGTCCGAGCCGTTGAGGTTCTGAGATCCGGAGTCCGTGGGGCTGGCCTGGCCTCCCTGGATTACGTTCAGCGGGACGATGAGCTCCTCCGTGCCCTCGAGGTAGGGCAGGTCAAGGCGCTCTCGGGCCTCGGCGCGCGTCATCACTGGGCCGCCGGTGGCGGACTGAAGCGCCTGGACGCGCTCGAGCAGCGTGCCGTCCTGGGCCTCCGTGCGGTCGAGCACGCCGTAGACGGAGGTGTCGCCACCGGCGAGCATGGGGACGATCTCGGCGTTCAGCGCATCCTCGATCCGGCCGATGAGTGGGCCGAGCACGCGGGTGTACAGATCGCGTCGCAGGGCCGCGTAGCCGCCGTAGTTGGCCTCGCGCATGCCGAGCAGCTCCGGCGGTACGCCGAAGTACCCGGCCACCTCGATGTCGGTGAGCGTGCGCACGCTCGAGGCGCTGGAGAGGTCGGGCTGCACCTGTGGCGCGCTCTCCAGCTTCATGCCGTCCTCCATCACCGGGATGGAGCCACCCGACGTCGATGACTTAAAGTCCGCCATGGCCTGTAGGAAGCGCTCACGCTTCTCATCCGACCAGCGCGGGGCGTCCTTGGGGCGAGTCACCTGAGCGGACACGCGCGGGACGTCGGTCCACATGCGGCGGCGCCACCCCTCCGCCTCGCTGAGCTCGGCCAGCAGGGCGCGCAGCGTGCGCACAGGGGCGACCGCGCCGGAGCCGTCCGGGTCCCAGCCGTGCATGAGCGCCACGGGGAGGTCGGACAGGCTGACCGTCTCACCGCCGGCGACCGTGGCGACGTCGTTCACCCGGCCGAACACGTCCGTGCTGAGCATGAGCAGCGGCGCGGGGACGCGGACGATCTCCTCGTCAACCAGCACTGCGCAAGCCGAGCCGTACAGCAGCCAATCAAGCGCGAGACCTGTCACAAGGTCCGCAGAAGATGTGAACCGTGTGGGCCTGCGCACAAGAGTCTCGGCCGGGGAGTCGTACAGCCGCTCCCGGCCCCCGTCCTCAGCGCGGTAGACGCGCCACGGGAGCGCTGCGACCGTGCTCGCCATGAACGACACGACCTTGCGCACGCTCGGCTGGCTCTCCCACACGCCGCGGATGCTCATCCCAGCCACAGACCCCGCAGTCGCGGAGCGGCCGCGCACGCTACGCAACGTGATCGGCGGATCAGCCACCGTCAGGCGGGCGAGCGCTCCGCCCTTAGCCGTCAGCGCCATTAGTCGATCTCCTCCTCCGGCGCGATGGCGACAGCCAGCACGCTTCTCCATGGCACCCACATGGTCAATTGCTCCCCATCCAGCTCAGCCTCCAGCCGGAGCACGCGCTTAACGCGCCACAGAAGAAGACTTATCGGTCGGATTCGGACTGACAACTGCGTGTCGTCAGTCAGCGCAACGGTCATGCGGGTTGGTGTCATGGGTCAATCCTACGGTGAATCACACCAGGAAGCCGGCGCCGTGCTCCTCGCTGGCGGCCTGAGCCTCCTTCTCGGCGTCGAAGATCATCGCCTGGCTCATCGCGGTCACCAACGCAGCCACTAGGTCGATTTTCTCTCCGGACTTCGCCTTGTCGGGCTTCACGTTCCCCGAGGGGTCGCGGGCCACGGCGAGGTTGTCGATGCACCAGTCCGCGATTGGGTTGTCGTGGCCAAGGTCCCGCATGTAGACCAGCGCCTTCATCCGCTTCAGCGGAGCACTCATCGAGGCGTAGCCCTGCCGAACCTTGACCATGGGGAGCCCCTGGCCGTACAGCGACGTCGAGAGCTGCGTGGCCGACCACGGGTCGAAGCCGATCGCCTCGACCTGCATCTCGCGGTCGTCCTCCTCGATGCGGCGCTGCACGACGTCGTAGTCCAGCACGTCTCCTGGCGTGAGCTCGAGGAGGCCCTGCTCCACCCACCGCGAGGCGGCGCCGAGCGTGCGCTTGTCCAGCGCCCTGAGATTCTCCTCGGGCGTCCACGTGCGCCACACGGCTGACCACAGCGGGGTCCCCTTCGGGTCACCAGGGAGCCGCGGCGTGAGCCAGCACAGCGCCGCGAGGTCTGAGACGCTCGCGAGGTCCAGGCCGCCCACAACCGGGCGCCCAGCCAGGTCCTGAAGCGTTCTGAACGGTGTAGGAGCGCTTCGATCCCATTTGGGTAGGTCGATGTACCGGGCCGACTGCTTCAGGCGGCGGTTGAGCCGCAGGCGCTCGAATGCGGCCCGCTCCTCGGGGCCGGTCTTGGCCTCCTCGGCCGCAGCGCGCATCGACTCGCGCGTGGGCGAGACGCCGTATCCGGGGTTGGCCCGCTTCCACGTCTCCTCGTCGAACGGGTCCGCACCCCTCGGCGCAGCGAAGATCACCACGTAGCGCCGAGACGGCTCACCGCGGCAGTCGCTCTCCGCCCTCGACCTGCGGACGGCGTAGGGCGTCATGGTTCCGCCGGCGTCCGCCGTCGTGATGACGAAGCCGAGCGGCTGACGGCGCGCGCCGGTTCCAGTCTCGAGCGACTGGATCAGATCTAGGTCCTTGTGGACGTGCATCTCATCGGCCAGGTAGCCATGCGGGTTCGTCCCCTGAAGCGTGTCCCCGACGCTGGCGACGGGCTTGATGACCGCGCCGTCGGCCGCGCGAATGATCTTCGACTTCCAGGCACGCACGCCCGCGTCAACCATCTGCGGCGACGCACCGACCGCGAGCGCGATCGGATCGTAGGCGAGGCGCGCCTGATCCTTCGAGCCGGCGGCGAGGAGCACCTGCGCGCCACCCTCGCCGTCGGCGAAAGCCAGGTAGACCATGATGGCTGCGCTCAGGGTGGTCTTGCCGTTCTTGCGGGGGACCTCCACCCAGGCGTCGCGGTACCACCTGACGGTCTTGCCGTCTGCGTCCTCGATCACCCACCCGAAGATCGGGGCCAGGACGTAGGCCACCTGCCATGGGGACGGCTCCAGCGGCTTGCCGGCCCATTCACCCTGTGTGTGCCGCAGCGCCCGCAGCGCGGCGATCACACGGTCAACTCGAGCGGGGTCGAAGCGGGCGCCCTGCTCCTCGCCGGGCTCGGGGGTGCGCCACAGCGGCTTCGTCCACTCGGGGACCTCGTAGCCGCGGCTCTCGCAGTACCAGCGGACCTCAGGAGACAGCCCGTGGGCGCGTGCGCGGTCTGAAGTTGTAACGGCTGGCATGGGATCAGGCTAGACGGCGAACGGGTTGCCAGCCTTCGCCTTCACGGACTCAGGCGCGTCCATCGCCGCGCGAGCCACGAAGGTCAGGCCCATCGTCTTGCACAGCCCCTCGATGACGCGAGCGTGCGTCGATGCGATGGAGAACGCCGGGTTGGCGACCGGTGTGCCCTTCTCGCTGTAGAGGATCACGCCCTCCGCGCGGGCCGTGCCGACCGCGATTGTGTAGAGCTCGAGCTCCTGCACGAGCAGAGACACCATCGTGGTGTCCGCGGCGGCCAGGAGGCCGCTCGCGTGTAGCGAGCCCGTGATCTCGTCCCACAGGGGGTGGAGGTCATCCCTCAGCGTCGAGGGCGGCGCGAGCCGAGCGGCGTCGCGGGGTAGCGCGGCCGCGGTGTGCATCGTGGCCTTCTCCGGCACGGAGTCGTCCACGAGCCGGAGCCCGCGCGGCAGGCGGGCGTCGCTCACGCTCTGACCGGCTTTGCGGCTCATCGTCGGCTCCTCGGGATGAATCGGTTGGTAAGTTTGTGTGCCCCCGATTTGTGAGCGGGGGCGGCTCGTCCGAGGGCGGTTAGACCTCGACCTATACCGCTTGGCGCTGCCCCGTGGGTTCGTGCCTCGAGGTTCGTCATGGGTCTGCGCCCGGCGGCGGGACCAGCCTAGCACGCCTCGCGCCCGTGCGCAAGAGGGGCCGAATGCCAGATTTTTGGCTTGGAATGACGGGCGCGCCGCCCTTTGGCGCGTTTTTGTTTTTGCGGAACGCCCCTCCGCCGTTTTCAATCCCCGTTCGGCTCCGTCGCCGTTTCGGTTTCTCGACTCGATGTTGAATATGTTTTTTGCTTTTTTGAATTGGTGTGTGCCTCGATCGTTGAGGCTTTATGCAATCCATGCCGCGTCGCGTGGAATGCGCGGCTTGCGCTTAACGGCTTTGCCCTTCGCCTTGCGGAGCCGAGTGCTCTTCAGCTTTCGGTTCGCTGCTGCGATTGCTGTCTTGCGCTCGTGGTGCTCGTGGCAGAGCGCTTGAACATTTCCCTCGTCGAGGAAGGCGCCCCCATCGGCGATCTCCACGATGTGGTCCACCTCGGTGCTCGGGGCGGAGCAGCCCCGCCACTGGCAGGAGGGGTGCACCTGGAGGGTCCGGGTACGCAGGGAGGCCCAGGGGGCCCGGTCGGAGGGGTGGGCTTGGAGCCACCGGGTATGCGCCGAGGGGGCCCGGTTCGCGTGGGCGGGGCACCGCGACGACCCCGAGGGGGTCAGGCGAGAGCACCCCGGCTGGGTGCATCTCGTGGGCGGCATGGTCGGCGTCATGGCTCCAGCGTACACGCCCCGGCCGGAGAGGGCAACCGTGACGTGGGTCACGCGACCGCCCACCCACGAGCCGGTCGCGGGGGCGCCCGGGGGGGGGTCACCCACGGCGCTCCCCCCGGCTTTCTCCTCTACAT